CTAGAAGTTTAATTGCTAAATTAGCACAAAGAATTAGTGGAAAATATGATAATTATGAAAAAGCATTTGCTCCAAATACAGGAGCATATAAATATAATCCTTCTAAACATACAATGCAAACTTCTCCAGCAGCTTTAGGTACTGGAACAATTGAACCAAGAAGTCTTAGTGCAGCAGTAACACCTAAACAAATTACTAAAATAATTTCTGGAGGTCAGGTAGGTGTAGATGAAATAGGATTAAAAGTAGGTAGAAATTTAGGAATAGATATAGGAGGAACTGCTGCTAAAGGATATATACAAACACCTGGTCCAAGTGTTTTTAAACGAGAACAAATAAGAAAAATTTTAAAAGAAGGTCCAGAAGGAAAAGATATAGCAGATGTGTATAGAAAAAGAACTTTGATTAATGTTAAAGATTCCGATGGTACAGTTTATTTTGATGCTAAATTAGGTGGAAGTAGAGGATGGTTAGCAACAAGTTCAGCAGCAACAAAATTAAATAAACCAATAATATTAAATCCATCTGCATCACAATTAGGAGAATGGTTAGAAAAAAATAATATTAAAACTTTAAATGTAGCTGGAAACAGATGGGAAAAAGGAAATGAAAAAATTTTAAAAACAGCAGAAGAAGTATTGACAGAAGCTTTAGGAAAAGCACGACAAGATGTAGGTGCTGCTGCTGTTAGTGTATTAGATAAAGAATTAACAGAATTAGAAAAACAAAAAGCTAAACTAACACCTTTTGCTAAAGAATTAGCAGATAAAGATGTGTTAGCTGTAAGTAATGGTTGGGTAATAGATCCTAGAACTCCTAATGTAGCTATGAAAGATAAAGCTTTATTATCTAAAGGAGAAATAGAAGCACTTAATAAAGGTGATGCAATAGAAGCACAAACATATTATCAAAAAAAATTAGAAACTGATATGATAGAAGCTTTCGGATTAGAAACAATTAAGGATAATGCAATTAAAAGAACATTACAATCTCCTGAACTTGTAACTAATAATTTAGGAGAAGGTATTGTTACTAATGTTATGTATCTAAAAAAAAATAAATTAGGCAAACCTTCATCTGTTAGTGTAGAAATGGCTGTTCAAAGATGGATAGCAACAGGATCAGAAGTAAATAGAAAAATAAGAAATCATTATTCAGATTATATAGCTCTTATTAAAGGTAGACCAAATCAACCAACAAGAATGGAACAATTCACAACGCATTTAAGTGCTACATTAGATACAAGAATTACTGATCCAAGAAGACATGAATATATGACATTTGCAGAATTTGAACATAAATCAGTACTATCTAGATTTGACAAAAGTCTTGTTACAGGAGAAAAAGCAGCAGTAAAAAATAAAATAATTGAAGCTGGTCAAGAATTTACTTCTTTTTTTAAAGAAATAAAAAAACAAGCAATAGAAGTTAAATCTTTTGATAAATGGTTGGAAAGAAGAATAGGTGTTGGGGAAGGAACTTTGAGAAGATACACAAAACGAGGAGGACTTGATATGAATGAAGAAAGTATATTCTATGGAAAACCTTATACTGGGCACGAACTATCTAAAGAAGTAGATAGATTACAAGAATATAAAAAGTATAGAGAAAAACATTTTGAAAGATTTAAAAATAATCAAATTAAATTTTTTAAAGATGAAGATTATTTTCCTTTAATGATAGACCAAAATAAACTTGAAACTAATGTTAAAGGATATGCAAAGTTATGGATAGAAGATGGAATAAAAAAAGGATTAACAAGAAGACAATCACAAAAACAAACTTGGAGTTTTATTAAAAGTTTTCTTAAAGATGATTATTTTAAACCTATGAATCTTGATGCTACAGGTTTTGCATCATCAACACATGCAAGAAAATTAACTTATATTGATTGGGCAAATCCAAAAAATTCAGAATTACTTATTACAGATTCTAATTCAATTTTAAGACATTATGCAAGATCTATGACAGCAGATATAGAATTATCTAAATTATCAACAATGCTAGGAGGAAATGGAGATCATTCTTTACAAGATTTATTAGCATTAGTTCATGCTAACTGGAGAGCTAGAGTAGAAAGATTATCAGGAACTTTGTTTAATACTCCTAAAGGACCTTGGAGAATTAATCAATATAAATGGGAATTTGATTTTGATAAAACAATTAAAGGAATAGATAAGCAAAAAGCTATTACTGACTTAGATATAAAATTTGCAAAAAAAATGAATATACATGATGTTGATATAATTTATAAAGGTACAAAAAATAAAGGATTAATTAATAAAGCTCTTAAACAAAGAGAAGAAGATCTTAGAGATATAAGAGCATTAAGAGATTTAGTTAGAGGTCATTACGGATTGCCTGAAAATCCTAGAGGTATGACAGCATCCACTATTAGATTAGCAAAAATATGGAATGCTATGTCTATGCTTACTGGATTTTTAGCAGCATCAGTAGATGTAGGAAGACTAGGAACATATTTTAAAATGAGAGAAACATTTGGTGGAACATTTGCTTCTTTATTTAAAGATTTAGGTAATTTAAAAAAAGGAATTAAATGATCCAATAAACAAATGATGACTTTTGGTGAAGGATGGGATTTGTTTAATGGATCTAGAATGAGAATGTTTACAGAAACGGGTGATACAAGTTTAGGATTAAGCAGATTTCAAACATGGGCAGATAGAGCTCAAACAGGATATTTTCAATTTATCAATGGAATGGCTTCCTGGAATGCAGCAGTTAAAAGTATAGCATCTATGATGTGGAATACAGAAGTTATTAATGTTTTATTGAAATGGGATAAAACTAATGAAATATCTAAACTATGGAAATTAAGATTAGCTAATGCAGGTATTTCTGTTAATAAAAAAAATCCAGTTACAAGCAAAATTTTAAAAGGATTAAAACAAAAAAATGGTTATTTAAAAGGAGATTATATTAGAGTTGCTGATACAGCAAGATGGAGTGATGATGCAAAATATGCATGGGAAGCAGCATTGGCACATGATATTCCAAAAATTATTGTTACTCCTTCTAAAGGAGATGTAGCTTTATGGATGAATACTCAATGGGGTGGACTATTAGCTCAATTTAAAAAATTTTCACAGGCAGCAACTAATAGAGTATTGACTGCTGGAATACAAGAAGGTCATCAACCTTTTTTAAAAGGAGCAGTTTTATTAATAGGAATGGGAGCATTTGTAGACTTTGTTAGAACAGAATATAATTTTGATAGAAGTTATGCTGCAAAATCATGGTCGCAAAAATTTTATGATGCACTAGAAAGATCTGCACTTCTTGGATATTTTATGGATATAAATAAATCTATAGAAGCATTAACAGATAATAAAGTAGGAGTTAGACCTATATTTCAAATTGGTTATCAATACCCAACTGCTCTTTCAAGTAAAGCTGGGGCTATTTTAGGTCCAGGTGGTACTACAGCAGTAAGACTTTTTGATACTTTAGCAGGAATACCAAACGGTATGGATTATCATACTAGGAGGAATGTGCGTAGACTTTTTCCTACAGGACAAGTATTCTGGCTAGATACACCTTATGATTATATGTTCGGAACTTAAATAAATTATGGCACAAATAACAATATCAGATACAACACCTAGAGTAAATTATACAGCAAGTAGTAGTCAAACTGCATTTACTGTAAACTTTCCTTTCTTTGCTGATTCTGATTTGAAAGTATATCAAGACGATGTTTTACTAACATTAACTACCGACTACACAGTAACAGGTGCAGGAGCATCTGTTGGTGGTACAATGACACTAGGTACTGGTGCAACAAGTGGTGATATTATTTCAATACTAAGAGATATACCAGTTGCAAGAACATCTGATTTCCCGACATCTGGTGCTTTTCAAATAGATACTTTAAATACAGATTTAGATAAACATACTGCGATGTTACAAGAACTAGAGTTTGATTTCAGGAGAACTCCTAAAGTTAAACCTGCTTCTACTACTTTAGATTTAGTCTTTCCA